AAAGTGATCCCAATGCACCACAAGATAATAAAAGATTGAATCTATATTCTGATGGAACATTGAATGTTTTGACAAGTAATCAGGTTCCTAACTTTAAAGTAAAATTCAGTGATCTATTCCCAGTGTCATTATCTGATCTAAACTTTGATGCTACTGATACGGATATAGACTACTTGACAGCAGAGGTCACATTTAAGTATACTATATACAACCTTACTGATTTGGGTGATAATCCTTTATGAATCTAAATCTTGAAGAAATTCAAGAGATGTGGGAAAAAGATGCAAAGATGGATAGAGATAATCTACATGAAGAATCATTGAACATCCCCTCTCTACATGCTAAGTATTTTGAACTTTATAATACAATCTTCTTACTAAGGAAGAAGGCAGAACAACAAAGAAAAAACATCCGTCATGAACGGTATGAGTATTTTAGTGGGAAAGCAGATCCAGAGGTATATCAAGATAATCCTTTTCCAAAGAAGATAAGAGATAAGGATACGATGCAGAAATATATGGATGCAGATGAAAAACTATCTACGTCAAGCTTGAAGATAGATTACTATGATACAATGTTAGTATACTTAGAAAGCATACTCAAGGTAATACAGAACAGAACATTCCAGATAAAGAATGCAATAGAGTTTATGAGATTTAATTCAGGACTGGGTTGACATGGGTAGCTAAATAATCGTAGATGCATGGACTAAGTGATAGACACAACGGCCAATGTTGTAATATCAAAGGCCAACGAAGTATTTTTAAAAATTAATACAGAACCTCATATTGAGTATGAGCTAAGGGATCACTTTACCTTTGAGGTAGAGGGTGCAAAGTTCATGCCTCAATATAGAAGTAAGTACTGGAATGGTGAGATACATTTATATGATTTGAGATCGAAAAAGATATATGTTGGTCTTCTAGATAAAATTATTTCTTTTTGTGAGAGACACGATTATACTTACAAGTTTGAAGATAACCAATATTATGGAGCACCATTTGAATCAAATGATGGTATCTCTTATGAGGGTGTAAAAGATTATATGAAATCTATTTGTTCTCATTCTCCGAGGACATACCAAATTGAGGGAGTATACGATGCTCTAAAGTATAACCGAAAGCTATTGATATCACCAACTGCTTCAGGTAAATCTTTGATGATTTATTCTCTTGTAAGATATTACGTAGATAAAGGGCAAAAAATTCTCTTAGTTGTTCCAACGACATCTCTTGTAGAGCAGATGTATAAGGACTTTGAGGATTATGGTTGGGATGCTGAGTCATATTGCCACCGCATATATGCAGGAAAAGATAAAACAAATGAACATCCAGTAACAATCACCACATGGCAATCTGTTTATAAACTAGAACGTTCATTCTTTGAAGATTATAATGTAGTTATAGGAGATGAAGCTCACCTATTTAAGAGCAAGTCTTTAGTTAACATAATGACTAAGTTACATCATGCTAAGTATAGATTTGGTTTTACTGGAACATTAGATGGCACACAGACTCATAAATGGGTCTTAGAGGGTTTGTTTGGACCATCATACAAGGTAACGAAAACAGATCAATTAATGAAAGAAGGACACTTATCTCAATTGGATATACAATGTCTTGTACTTAAACATCCTTCTCAAAAGTTTGAAACATATCAAGATGAAATAGAATATCTTATTAGTCATGAACAGAGAAATAACTTTATTAAAAACTTATCTCTTGATCTAAAAGGTAATACCTTAGTTTTATTCTCTAGAGTTGAAGCACATGGACAGGTGCTTTATGATTTAATAAATACTAATAAGAAAGGTGAACGTAAAGTATTTTTTATTCATGGTGGTGTAGACACTAGTGAAAGAGAATTAGTTAGAGAAA